AATCAATTGAATGCCTTTATCGCTAGGAATAGCACTCAATGGCTGTGTAACCACATAATGATCCGGGTTATCTTCAACTGTTTTGGCCACCAGTTCGTCGGCGTTGGTTAATTTAAAGGTATAAACTTTGTTTAATTCTATTTTCATGCGGTCTCCAGTGAGTGTTTTTGTATGGCCATTTGGTAACCTACTCCGGTTACTGTAAATCTCCGAATAAAGGTATTCATAAAGGCATCAATGGCGGCTTTGGGTCGATCTAAATGATCAGGTGCGTGGTCCCAAAAATAATCATCAAACAACATAATTCCGCCCGGTTTAAGTAGACCCCAACACATGCAGGCATCGGTCATGGCAGCTTCTCCGGTATGATTACCGTCTACATAGATAAAATCATATTGTGCGCCAGTGCCAATTAACATGGCCAATGCTTGATAAGAAGTATGCGGTACTACATTAACTGTTTGCGTGGGTTTTTTTGAAAGATTAACATTGCGATTAAATCTAGCTTCTAATTCGGAGTCTTTAAGATTGTCTGGATCGTTGCGTACATCATCTATGCCAGTGAATGGATCAATGCAGGTAATGGTACCTGTATTTTTTAACATATTTTCCAGCATCCAACAAGTGGCCCGACCTTCAAACGATCCAATTTCTAAAATAGATTCAACACGGCCAAGTCTTTTTTTAATGTCTGCAAAATTTGTGGTGTTGTGTGTAAACCAATCTACTGTCCAAATATGTTCCATGCGTTCCTAAGATAAGTGTTGTCGGAGTTCAGTGAATCCGCCTATATAATTATCGTCTAGAAAGATCTGCGGTAAAGTTCTTGCGTCGGGCACTGCCGCTAATAGTTGATCTTTGGTCCAATCGGTACTAACATTACGTTCTTCAAACTCAATGCCTTTTAATTTTAATAAGTTCTTGGCCTGCACACAAAACGGACAAGAATTTTTACTCCATACGATGGCTTTCATTGTATTCTTCTTTTATAGTATTACTGCTATTTTATTTTCTTGTACTAACAAATCTCTAATCTGTGTGCATTCAAACTGATATTCACATTCACGATTTGATTGATGATATGTTGCTAACAGTGAGCAAAACTGACCACATTGTGTATTTTCAAATGGACAACTATTGCATTTTTGATTCATAATATTTTCTTCTTATAAGTTTGGTAATGCGTCGTAGTCCAGGGTGTCGCCCATGACTCCAATTACATAGTTGGTTGATTCTGATTCTTGTAGGGCTGTTTGTTTATTGCTGGTGTTGACATGTTTGTTAAACCAAGGAATTGGGGTTGTCCTTGGTGCTGGAGTTTGATACTTGATCCCAATCTCTTTAAGTGCGCCAACAGCGGTGTAGTCAACAAAATCTTTGAGAATGTTTGCGTTGAGACCAATCACAGGACCTTTATTAAACAAATAGTCTGCCCATTGTTTTTCTTCACGTATAACGTCCAGGTACATTTGATATACTTCTGCTTCACACTCTACCTTGGCACGAGCAAAGCGTGGATCTTCTTTGACCACTTGATTGATCAACCATGCTGTCCAGTCCTTGTGCAGGATTTCATCTTGCAAGATCAATTGAATAATATTACCGTTGCCAATGAAGATACGATTCTCAACCATAGCTAGACTTGTGGCAAACGATACCATAAAACGGAATGCTTCCAGACCGTAGCTGGCGTTGAGTGCTAACCAGATGGCATTGATGTGATGCTTTTCATCAAAATCCTCAAGCAACTCTTTACGACAGTTGATCATATGCAGACGATCATAGTAAAGGCCAATACTTGATGCCATTCCTACAATCTCTTGGATATCGTGAATCTTGTTAAACTCGTCCTTAGGCACGTTGTAGATGTTACGAATGATATGACTGTAACTACGCGAGTGAATATTTGTTTCAAAGAAACCCCAGTTATACATCAAGGCTTCAAGTTCAGGAATACTACACACAGGCGTAAACACTTGTGTGGGGCCGCGTCCTTGTAAACTGTCTAGGGCTGTTTGACGTAGCAAGTTACTGGTAAAGATATGGCGAACTGTGTCTGTGGCTTCCTTAAAGTCGTTGGCATCCTTGGTCAGACTAATCTCTTCTGGAACCCAAAAGAATCCTCTAGCTTCTGCTTCAAACTTTGTCAGCTTGTTATACTTTGCTTCTTCGAAGCGTTGAATAGTAACTGGCCCTGCTGGATCCAAGAACATCTTGCGATGTAAGTAATCTGTTTTTGTACCTAGGTTGTATTGTGCTTGACTCATAATTGTTCTTCTTTTTTTAGTTTTACATCATTCCATAATTTCATATTATTAGTGCCTTTATGTCAATGGCTGGCCCACTGTATAGTGTCCAGGTCAATGCCGTCTTTGTACATTTCCCAAAGTGGACTTAGTTCTCTTAGGCCAGCAATCTTGCGTTGAATCAATTCAATGGCAAAGTCTATTTCCAATTCAGTGGTGTATCGTCCCAGAGTAAAGCGTATACTGCTGTGTGCTAGTTCGTCATTGCGACCCAGAGCTCGCAGCACATAACTGGGTTCAAGGCTGGCGGATGTACAAGCAGATCCTGAACTCACTGCCAGTTGTTTTAAGGCCATGATCATGCTTTCGCCTTCGACATAGTTAAAACTGATGTTGAGGTTGTGAGGAACACGTTGATCCATGTCACCATTGACGTACACCTGCTCAATTTCTTGCAGACCTGACAACAATCTGTCACGCAACATACCTATACGTGCAGTTTCTATTTGCATGTGTACTTTGGCCAGCCTAAATGATTCGCCCATGCCAACAATTTGATGGACGGCTAGTGTTCCAGAGCGCATACCGCGCTCATGACCACCACCATGAATCTGAGCCTCAATCCGAATACGGGGCTTACGCCGCACAAATAATGCGCCAATGCCTTTTGGACCATAAGTCTTATGAGCACAAAAGCTCATTAAATCTACCTTAAGTGTTTGTAGGTCAATCTCTACCTTACCGGTTGCTTGTGCGGCATCTACATGAAGAATCACACCACGTTTACGACAGAATTCACCAATGCGAGGAATGTCTTGAATAACACCAATCTCATTATTTACAAACATCACCGAAACTAAAATAGTATCCGGGCGCACAGTCGATTGAAATACTTCAAAATAAATTATCCCATCAGACAATACATCCAGGTAAGTTACTTCAAACCCTTCACGCTCGAGCTCACGGCAAGCATCCAACACCGCCTTGTGCTCGGTTTTTACTGTGATGATGTGCTTGCCTTTTTCCTTATAGAAATGAGCAGCACCTTTAATGGCCAAGTTATTGCTTTCGGTGGCGCCACTTGTCCAAACAATTTCTCTTGGATCAGCACCGACCAATTTAGCCACTTCGTTTCTGGCATTTTCAACAGCCTCTTCGGCACTCCAGCCATAGGCATGACTGCGTGATGCAGGATTTCCAAACTGCTCACGCATGAATGGAATCATAGCATCTACTACTAGTGGATCCATAGGTGTAGTTGAACTGTAATCTAAATATACTGGAAATTTTGCGTAATCTATCATTATTATATTATAATTTGCAAGCTTCGCAATCTTCTTGATCGTCAAAGTCTATTACTTCTAATTTTTCTTCTACTGGTTCGTCTTGACCTTTACTACCTTGTTTGTTAATCAAACTGTAATAAAATGTCTTGAGTCCCCAGCGATGTGCCAACATTAAATTCTTGGCAATCAGGGTAGTCGGAACTTTGCGGTCGGCAAAGTGGGCGGGATTATAAAATGTGTTGGTTGAAATACTTTGATCCACATAGGCTGCAATAACAGCTGCGGTCTTTAGGTAACCATCGCAATCTTTTTGTTCCCACATGAGTTGATACTTGGTCTTTAACTTGTTGTATTCTGGAGCAACTTGAATCAACGACCCTGCTTTAGATTCTTTAACAGTGATCAAGCTCATTGGCATTTCAATTCCGTTGGTTGAATTAATTACAACACTGGAACTTTCAACAGGCGCTACCGCCATCAAGGTTGCATTACGCACACCAGATGTTTTCATTTTCTCTCGAAGTGTTTCCCAATCAAGTTCAGGCTTAAAGTTGGCTAATTCATTCACTGCGTTAGCTCGGCGCTCCCAAGGAAACTCACCTTTCCCATAGCGTGTCAGGCCCGAGTGAGTGCAAGGGCCACGTTCTTTGGCTAACTCTACAGTGGCCTCTGTCAAATAGAATGCTTGATGTTCCATCCAGGTTTTAACTTCTTGGAGTGCATCTTTTTCACCATAAAGTAAGCCACGTTTAGCATGCCAATAGGCAAGATTAGTGATGCCAATACCTAGAGGTTGGATTTCTTGGTTACTTAACTGGCTTTGAATACTTAAAAAGTCTTGATAATCAAGAATATTACACAGACTACGTTGTAGAATACGGCAAGCACGGCGCATATCTTCAGGATTGCGAAATGCTCCCCAGTTGATACTGCCCAATGTGCATAGAGCAATACGGCCTTCATCGTCATCTAAGCGTTTAAAACTCTTGGTTGGTAATAGGATTTCACAGCACAAGTTACTTTGATAAATTGTATGGTACTCGGGATCAAATGGGCCTTGTTCTTGAACATTGTCGATAAACACCAAGTAGATGCGCCCTGTGTCGGTTCGCTCTTTCAAGATACCACCTTTGAATACATCTTCGGCGGCCATGGTCTTAGTTCTTAGGTCTTTTCTCTTTTCGTATTTAACATACAGTTGTTCAAACAAAGCGGTGTTCTTGTAAAAGGCCTCATACAGGTCAGGCACTTCGTTAGGGTCAAAGAATGTTATTTGTTCTTTGTTTTTAAATCGTCTCCAGAAGAATGCGGAAAGCACAACCCCATAATCCATAAAACGGACTCGGGTTTCTTCTGTTCCTTGATTGTTTTTAAGAACAATAAGATCGTCAAACTGAAGATGCCAAATAGGATAGAATACAGTAGCACTTGCATTGCGGATACCTCCTTGTGAACAGGATCGCAGATCACCAAACCATTTCTTTAAGAATGGAATCATTCCTGTGTGCATGATCTCTCCGCCACGGATGGGTGCCCCCAATGGGCGAAGACGACCAATTTCTAAACCAATGCCGGCACGCTTGCTGGCATACTTGGCCATCATCTCTCCCGAAGCAAATATAGAATCCAAGTTATCATCACTACGAATAAGCACACAACTACTAAACTGTTTTGTAGGAGTACCAAGTCCAGCCAGAACAGGAGTAGCAAGAGTGAACAGACCATCGCTCGCACAATTATAGTATTCTTTGATAAGACGCATACGAG